AAAGTATAAATACCAGCATTACCATTAATGTTATTTATTGAAGCTCCGAATAATGATGGATTCGATGGTATTGCATTTGGTTCTATTAACCAATATGAATTAGTAGCTATTACCCAAGCAGGGTTTCCTCCAACTGCTTCTAAGAAATATGTATCGCCATCTGCTAAATCAGTCGCATCTACAAAATATTCCATGAATAGTACGGGATAATCATTTGATGCAAATCCATTTGGATTTTTAACAGATCCAGGATCTCCGCCTGCATTTGCTTCGCTATTTATAATAACTGGTTCAAATGGTCTAAATGTTTTTGCATTAACTCGATTCAATCTTAAAGAAATTCCGGTTCTATCAGCATCTCTAGTTAAATATTGAGTTTGTATAGTAAATTTCAAAGTTTGTTTTCTTCGAATTAATATGTCAATAATATCTTTAGTTAATACATAACTATTAGGAACTGATTGCAAATTTCCTACAAATGGAAGTTGCTTAAATCCAGATGATATTTGAGCAGCATCTTCACCATAAAGCCAATCACTATCATACGTTGTATTAATTTTAATTAAATCTATAGGTTGGTTTGCTGAATCTACTTGTATAGGTAGTTTTAATTCCGTTGTAATAGTATCAATATCAATATTAAATCCAGTATTAATATTAAACGTGTCGCCTTGTGCAATTTGCACTGGAAATTTAAAATATTGAAATCTAGTATCTAATACTCGAAGTACTGATTTTGTAGCAATTTGTTCAGTTACTGCAGATATTACTAATTTTGGATTAGTTGTAGAATTTTCATTTAAAACAATATTTCCAACTTCATCTCTAGGAATTATATTGATATCATTTGAAATATAATCCAAACCTTCTTTATAGTACTTAGCTTGTTGTGCTCCTGCAATTGCATCGAACAATTTGCTAGGAAGAACATTACTATTACTAACCGGTTGAATTTGTTTTGCCATTATTATCTAACTACTTTAAAATAAATTTTGTCGCTTACATATTGTTCTGTAAAACTATCTACAATTTTAAATTCTAAACGATAATAACGCTCTGGCATAAAACCGTTCATGTCAATATAGATAAAATTACTAGTACTATCGCAACTAACTTTATTATAAATATTATCATACGGAATTATAGCTTCATCAGTTTGAGCATCAAATACCGCATAATAAGTAGTAGAAGGAAGATATTTAACTGTTTGAATTGGAAATAAATTTGTAGGAGATTTTTGTGGATATTTATCTCGAGCATAAATTCTTATTTTACCAATTTCATTATCTTTATATTCTGGTTTAATGTTCGTATATACTACATATGACTCTAAATTAGCCGCAGTCAATGATCCTGGCGTAAACGCACTATTATCCCAATACATTGTTAATTTAGGAACATAAATAGTGTGAGTATCTCTACTAAAGAATCTCACATATCCTTTTACATTATCATTGCTTTCATCTGCATCAGAATATTGTATTAAGAATCCATAATTTGGAATAGAGTTTCCATTACTGCCACTTAACCATATTCTTATTTGGTCTGTTACATCAACATTAATGTCACTAGTTCTATAAGAAAATGATTCAGAAACTTGAAGTTCTGGAGCAGTGGTAGATCCTGAATGATATAAATAATTTCCGCCTTTACCAGATCCAGAAATATATAAATCACTTGTTCCAATTTCAATATATTGACTACCAGATATCCATGAAGACCCACTTGATGGAGTATTCCAACATACGCCATTTGAAATTAATTCAGATAAATAACCAGTTCCATTTATCCAATCTTGTCCTAACATTTTTATTGTAACTGTATAATCAGATGGAAGATTTTTTGCTTCAACTGTATATAATTGTAATATAAATTTACAATCAGTAACATGTTTATTATATGTTGCTAATGATGCAGAAATTTCAGTCATATCAAATTTCATGATACTTCTTGCAAGAAGTAAATTACTACCATCAGTATCTAAACGTTTGCCAATTTCTAATATTTCATCTAATCCAGTATTATATGTTGGCGCTGATTCATACAATGTTGCATCTTGTTCTGCATAAAATATTCTAAACATGTTTTACCTTTAATAATTTACAACACGGCCTTTGATGTCTCGGTTTGGAAATTTGATTTCAAATATACTAGGATCTAATGATGGATAAATAACTCCATTTTTTGTAGCAGTATTTAAATCATAAATATTTCCTGAATAACCTTGATTTGAATCATATAAGTTATTTAATTTAAATCCTACTACTGATTGAACTCCTTTTACATTAGCTAATGAAGTATTAATATCAGATTTAATAATAGGTTGATTGATTTGCCATTTATCTACATTAAATAAAGATTGCAATTCATTCACACAACGCAATAAAACTTCATTGCTATTATAATTAGGTAATACTGAAATTTCAAAATCTATGCCTATATTAATAATAAATGCATCTTTGATATTTACAGCATCAGTTAATATTCGATAAAAATTCAAATATGTTTTTAAATTTTCTTTAATTGCCTGATTCAATGTTGTTAATTGTTTAGATTCATTAAATCCTAAAACATACATATTCATTGCTAATGGATTAGCTATCCTAGATTCTAAATCTTTTTGTGAAATTTGATCATCTGGAACAATATATGCTTTTGACACACTACCATATTTAGCTGGCATTGAATATGCTCGAATTATATAATCTTCTCTAGTAACTAAACGATTTTGAGTAGCAAAATTTGCTAATGCATTATTTTTTATATCTTGTAATGTATCTGCAGTTTTAGCTCCCGTTGCAGGAACTGAATTATTTGCAGCTACGGTTGTTTTTACAAAATTAACTAAAGGTGCACTATTCGAAGTATTGATATCATCATCAAATTCAATAAACTCTAATTGAGTTAATACTCCTGCAGGCACATTATCAGATATTCCATTACCTACCGTATATGTTACAGTTAACGTTGTATTAGATGGTGCTTGTCCATATGTTCTAGTATATAAAAAGTTAGATGGATCAATATCAACATCTACTGATCTACGAAAACCAGATAAACCATTTCCTACATTATCCGGATTCGGTACAACTTCTTCGTCATTATTATCAGAAATGCCTGCACCAAATTGTAATTCTAATTTATTATCACTTCTTAATCTAGTTATAAAACGTTTAGCGGCTTTTCTAAGTTTTAATAAACTTGGTGCTGATGAACGGTATTGTGATAAATCTGGATCATTTTCTAATAAATTAGGAACAGATTCAAAAACAGTGTCTTGTGCTAAGTATGGAACTTCATACCAATTATCGCCATCTGATTCAGTTACAGAAATTATTTCAATTATATTTGAATCTGGTAAAACAACTTTATCATATGCAACCGGAGTTCCAAATGTAAATGTAGAAGTTTTTACATTACCAGATACTGCTCGTACTTGTTTCTTTAACAAATAATATGTTGGTAAATTTGTAGCAGAATCTGTTTCATATATAGTAATATCGGTAGTATCAATAGAAGATGAAAAATTAAAATCTATACTATCTAAAGTTCTAAACACTGCAGAACCATTTGATTGCTTAACTCGCATTCCTGGTTTAATTGATAATGCATAGTTAAAATCTGGGGCAACATTTGCACCAGTACCAATTGCAGGAACTAATTGAAACACATCCATTGTTACATATGCAGGAACAACGTTATTAGGACTATAACCTAAACTTTTTGCAATATCATAGATATTAGCACGTTCGGTTGCTTGCTCTAACATAGATTCTTTGAGATTATTATCTGCATAATATGATAATACATCTCCTACATATGCCGCTAATTCTAAAAATATAACACCTGGTGCTGCATCTGTAAAATCAGTATACGATGTTGGAAAATATTGTTTAGTGAAATCAATCAATCCTTGCTTGAACTGACTAAAATCTTTTCCTAAATATGATATATCTTTTTTTGTTTCCATGTTATAATACCAATAATTGATTTTGATTTACAGCTAAC